AATAATAATAATAATAATAATAATAATAATGAAAATGCATTGCAAAAAATTAAAGTTTATCTTTCTAATGAAGATACTATCAGCGAAGGAGATTTAACAAATGATGTCCTAGGACTATTTAAAATACATGGGTGTATAACCAGAACCAAAGATAATGATCTTCCTTTAATCCTTACAGTTGAACAGTATAATGATTATGAAAAAAATAGAACTAACATGTTTAAGTATTTATATGAACTGTCTATTGAGTATAGTATTGTTTTCATAGGTCACAGTTTACAAGACGCTAATATAAGAAATATTATATCTTTACTTAACAAAAACGCTCCTCTCGGTCAGCGGCATTATCTTGTTAAACCCGGCATTAAAGAGGCTGAGTCAGGATTATGGGCTAATAAGAAAATTACAACTTTAGACTGCACATTTGAGAGCTTCATTGAAACTCTGGAGAAGAACATTACTGGAGATAGTATTAGATTGGGTTTAATTACACCTAAAAGTGAGCACCCAATTCAGAGGATATTTATAAATAAGAGTATTCCATCAGAGAATTTGATTAGATTTTTAACCAATAATGCTGAATATATAAACTCAGACCTTCCTTATATTCAATATAACCCTGCTGATTTTTATAGAGGGGGGGGGCTAAATTGGTACCCACAAATGGAGTCTCTGGATATTAAGAGATCTATATTTGATAGATGTTTCGATGAGATAATATTAAAACCTGAATCTGAGCGTACGGTAAAAAGCGAATTGATTCTTATTAAAGGAGAGGCTGGCGCTGGGAAAACTGTTTTTTTAAGGCAGTTGGCATGGCATATGAAGGATGTTGAATTTGGGTGTCCAATATGGCTGAAGGATTCATCTGGAATCGATGTTGATATAATAAAGGAGATAGTTAATAAGACTTCTGAGCGAGTATTTATTTTCTGGGATAATGCTTCTTTAAATAACCAAAGAATATCAACGTTTATACAAGAGGCAATAAGAGAAGAACTCCCTGTAACTATAATTACTACTGAGAGATACAATGAATGGAATTTGAGATGTGAAACATTAAAGGGTTATGTTTCTGAAGTATATTCTTTAAGAAATCTTGGTGGTAGTGAAATAAATGAATTGATATCTAAGTTAGAGAAGCATAATTGCCTTGGTCCAAATTTAGTTAACAAGTCTCATTCTGAACGTATACATGTTTTTACGTCAATTTTTGAAAGGCAGTTATTAGTTTCTTTACATGAAGCGACTATGGGAGAAAGATTTGAAGATATCATATTCAATGAGTATAACTCAATTGAACCTCTGCAAGCAAAGTATATATATAGAACTATTTGTACTTTGAATAGGTTAAGAGTTCCTGTAAGAGCGGGATTAATTGCTCGGATCTATGAAATTAGTTTTGAAGATTTTAAATCTAAATTCTTCGAGCCTCTTGAAAGAGTAGTTTTTTGGGACAATAATACAAGTGGAGATATTCATTATAAAGCTAGACACACTGAAATAGCTGAAATTGTATTTGAGAGAGCTTTCTCTAGTAATTTGGAACGTTATAATGAATATGTTAATATTTTAGATAAAATAAATATTTCATTTGAATCTGACAAGCTTTCATTTAGGCAGCTCATGAGAGCTAAATCATTGCATGATATCTTCCCTGATTACTTAGATGTAATAAATATTTATAAGTATGCTATCGATAGTGTTGGTGAAGACCCTTATCTCCTTCAACAAATGGCTAATTTTGAAAGAATTAGACCGAATGGGAATTTAGGTGAAGCAATAGAGCTTCTAAGTAAGGCAAAAGATTTAGCACCTTATGATAGTAGCATTTATCACTCTATAGCAACTGTCTGGCGAGATAGGGCCAAACAAAGTAGAGAGCCATATACTCGTATAAAATTTAGGAATGAAGCTAGAGAGATTTTGGTTGATGCTATACGAAAGTGGGGAAGTAGTTCTTATTTGTCAGCGACCATGATTGAACTCTCAATAGATAATTTTGAGGATGTTCTGCATGATGGGAGCATTTCAAATAATATTATAGATGCATCTATAAGTAAAATAGAGGAGGAGATAACCTTAAATAAACAAAAATATCCAGATGATAATATCATATCCACTTTGGAAGCAAGATTTGCAGGTATATTGAAAGATGATAAAAGAGTACTAATTTCTTTAGAGACCGCTTATACAGAAAGTAGCAGAGATCCATATATAGCTATTCGCCTATCAAAACTATATATGGGTAAAAATGATATGGCTAGAGCACGCTCTGTTTTACAAACAGCAATTGAGAGAAGGCGTTCAGACCTTAAATTAAATTTTCAATATGCTGAGATTTTAAGATTAAGTAACGAAGAGAACTTCACAACACTATCATATTATTATAAAAGAGCTTTCACGCCACATGATGATAATTATCAAGCAAAATTTTGGTTTGCAAGATATTCATACCAGTCCAGTGATAAGAAAGAAGTTTACCAAGCTGAGGATATTTTTAATGAGTTAAGAAATGTAAGAATTTCAAAAGAAGAAAAAGTAAAAGTACGAGATTGCGTTGGTGGCATGGATACTCCGCTCCTGCAATACGGAGCAATAAAAGAATTACGCACAGGGTTTGGATTTATATCGATTGATGGGACTGGAAAAGATATATTTTTTCCAAGGAATGAGATTGAAAATGGCTTATGGGATGCGCTAAAAATTGGAGATCGGACTAAGTTCTTTCTGGGATACACATACAGTGGCCCTATATGTATAAAAATATCACCCTTATAAGGTTATATAGCGTGTGACATTTGGCACACGCTATTTTTTTGTTTGTACCATCTTGCCCCACCACTCCATTAGATCTTGGCGTTGGCTCAAATAAGTAGTTCGATTATATGCTCTTCTAACTTCATTTTTATCACTATGCGCGAGTGCAGCTTCGATTACATCAGCATTAAACCCAGCTTCATTCATCGCTGTACTGGCTATAGACCTTAATCCATGGGCAACGAGCTTTCCCCCATACCCAATACGTTTCAACGCTGCATTTGCCGTTTGGCTATTCATGGGGTTACGTGGGTCATTGCGGCTTGGGAATACGTAATGACGATTACCACTAATTGGGTGCATGATTTCCAGCAGCTCTAGAGCTTGTTCTGACAAGGGAACGATATGATCGCGCTTTGCCTTCATCCGTTCTGCCGGAATACACCACTGCTTATTCTCAATATCGATCTCTACCCATGCTGTTGCTGATGCCTCCGCGGGACGTATCAGCGTCAATAATTGCCATTCAAGTAAGCAGCGAGTTGGTATCGATAGATTGCTCATGGCTATGGTACGCATGAGTTTAGGTAGTTCTTCTGGCCTTATGGTGGGCATATGCTGCTTTTTAGGCCTTTCAAATGCATTACCAATACCTGATGCTGGATTGGCATCAATCAAACCTACATTGACCGCATAAATCATTATCTCGTTTATACGTTGCACCAATCGTCTAACCGTCTCTAGTGCCCCACGCGCTTTGATTGGCTCTAGTACTTGAATGAGGGTGCGTGCTTTGAGTTCTTGGACGGGAATATTTTCGATGCTAGGTAAGATGTCTTTTTCAATAGAACGCCAAATATCTTTCGCATGGGCTGCGCTAACGTGGCTCTCTTTCAACTCGAACCATTTGCGGGCGACATTCACAAAAATACTTTCTTCCGCTATCTGGAGCTTTTCAGCCTCTTCACCAGCTCTTGCTTGGGGATCTGTCCCTCGGACTAACATCGCTAGTTTCTCTGCGCGCACCTCTCTGGCATCTGCAAGGGATAGTGCAGGGTAAGCGCCGAGGCTGATCATAGTGCGTTTACTACTGTTAGGAAGTTGATAGCGGAAACGCCAAATTTTCTTGCCAGTGGTTTTGACTAACAAAAATAAGCCATCACCATCATGTAGAGTTAGGTCTTTATCTACGGCTTTTGCTTTTTGTACTTCGGTGTGGGTGAGGGGGCGTGTAGTCCGCGCCATGCAAGGTTATTCCCTGTAATTGGTATACGTTTATTGGTATACATCTTACCGTATACCAATTCGTATACCAATAGACGCCGGTTTCAGGCGGATATCCTCGGACTACTACAGACACAAAAAAGCCCGCAAACCTAGGTGGGGTGCGGGCTTTCCGTACTTCTCCGGACTTATCTGGTAATACCCGGATCATTATTTGGTGGAGCTGGGGGGATTTGAACCCGCGTCCGTAATATCCTAACTTATTGTTAAAGAATGCTTATTTTTATTATTTTTCTGGCGCGTATCCTGTGCGGCTCCTTTGGTGTACATTTTGCGTCGCTGAGTGGTCTTGGTATGAAAAATTCAAATGATTGAGGGATGCTGAGAATGAACAATGATATGTGATATAAATCAACAGAATTGTGTTGATTTATTTTCTGGAGTTGTTTATATTGATGATGTCCTCATAGGATATACGAAGTAGTAACATTAAGAGAGGCACATTATGTTAACGCCGTTTGGTAAGACAGTAAGAAAACTACGAATAGACCTTGGTATTACTTTAAAAAGTATGGCTGAGGCTATGGGTATGACTTCCTCTTATCTATCTGCGATTGAGACTGGTAAGCGGACAGTCACCAAGCCTATTCTTGACAGTATTGTCACTTTTTTTAATGCGAGCCCGACACAAAAAGAAGAGCTTATTAAAGCCGCAAGAGACTCCCAACAATCTGTCGAGATAAATCTTTCAGGTAGGGGTGAAAATGCTCGAGAAGTTGCAATTGCATTTGCTAGGAACTTTGATGAATTAAACGAAAAGGATTTTGCAAAACTGCGAGATCTGCTGAATAAGAATAATAGGTAGGAGGCCGTTTGAGCGGACAAGATTATCGTGTACCCCCACAAAATCGAAGTAGTATCCGAAATTTGGTCAATTCCTTGCGGGGGACGTTTGGAATCAGTTCGCCAATGTTTCCAATAATGGAGGTAATTGAGTTCGCGTTACCTCAAATTCTACCTAATTTCGAGCTAGTGATTGGAGATCTTCAAGAGATGGGCGGCACTCATGGATTAACTTATCCACAAGAAAGCCGCTTAATTCTCAGAGAGGACATATATGAAGGCGCCCTAAACGGAGTGGGACGAGACAGAATGACTGCCGCTCATGAACTAGGGCACTTACTACTGCATAAGAATATAGCTTTCGCGAGGGCTGAGCCAGGTGTAAAAATCAGGGCGTTTGAGAGTAGCGAATGGCAAGCAAAATGCTTTAGTGGTGAACTACTGGTTCCCGCTTCTCGAGCTTCTATATTCCAGGCACTTCCAAGTTCGGAAGTTGCAAGAATATGTGGAGTATCCGAGCAAGCAGCAAGATATCAAGTCAGTAAAATGTAAAAACCCCCTGCTTGGCGCCAACCAATGCAAGGGGCTTTATTAGGTGACGAAACCTAGAGCGTCATCACCGTGAACTTCTCGATAGCAAACCGAAACTAACACCTTCGGAGAGATTGTTCAAGGGAAAAATCTCTCTGGTTAAGGAGGTGTGTATGGATGGGTTTACGTTCGATTGTATCAAAAGCGGCCCCTAAAGGGTTCCGTTGGATTTTCTGCCGATACCGTAAAGTTCGTGGAAAATCAGGAAAAATGCTCGATGCGCACGATTATGGTTATCAATCCTGGGCATTCTTAGTTCGCTGTTAATAAAACAAGCCGATCATGATTTTATGGTCGGCTTTATTTTTATTAAATCAGTTTCTGATGTTTTTGTTCAGTAATACCGCTGTATTCCTTCAGGAACGAACCGTAATGCCGGAATAACATCTCCGGCCCTTTGTGGCCCATCTGTCCTGCTAGCCAGAAGAGGTTTGCGCCCTGGCTAATATGCATTGTGGCAAACGTATGTCTGGTCTGATATGGATTTCGGTACCGGACACCAGCCTTTTTCAAAGTTGGCACCCACGCTTTTTTTCTGATCGCATCAGCACCGGCCCAAGCCTCATTCGTTTTCGGATCATGAAAAACAAACTGATTGAGCATAAAGGTAAAGGGCTTCTGATTTTTGATGGCCAGTAATGCTTCGGAGTCTAATTCTATTTTTCTTCGACCTGCTTTAGTTTTAGTCCCCTTGATTACCCCCTCTACACTTGCCGTTATTACATGAGCTGTATTCCCGACGAGATCGAGGTCTTGCCACCTTATCGCGCATAATTCGGAACTTCTCATTCCAGTGTGTAAAGCAAATCTAAAAAGGTTTTCCCATTGAGCATTCATCGCTGTAGATAGGATTGCTTTGGCCTCATCTGGAGACAGTGGATCAACCACGTATACACTTTCTAACCTGACATCTTCGCCTTGGTAACGGGAAGCTGAAACAAGAGAAACAGGATTAGCCGGTAGTAAACCATCCGTAACTGCTTCATCTATTGCAGAGCCTAAGAACGATAATCTATTGCGGATAGTTTTCAGCGCGACCTTTTGGCCTTGTATCCAGTTTTTAACCATTGCGGGGGTAAGATCGGAGACATTAACTTCATGTAGGCTGGATAGGGCGCTCATGCACTTTTTATAACCGGCAATTGTAGCTGGCGATAATTTTCGGTTTTCGCAAATTATGATGTATTCATTCAGATACTTTTTAATATGCTTTGAACTTTGATTATTACCAAACACCTTTAATCGTACCGACCGGGGAAATTGGTCAGCATAATTAAAGGTGCCTCGTTCTATTCTATTGTGAATTTCACCCAAAAGCCGTTCAGCATATTTGATATTTTTTGGTGTCACTTCAATGTTAGAAAGGGGTTCACGGCATTTAACCCCTTTATATGTGAAGGTGATATTGATTGTCTGCCCAGCCTTATGGCTACGAACAGTTATGCCCCTTGGGAGCTTTGCCGATCCCCTCTCGCCCACTTTGAAACCTCCGTAAGATCAATCCAACGTTCTTTAACACCATCAACTTTTAAAACCTGCCTGCCTTCACGCCATATTCCACGCTGAACACGCTTATTGATGGCTTCAACCGTCTCCCCAGTGGTAATGCAATACGCACTAATGGGGATGCAATCGAGACTAATCATACGAACCTCCACACTGTTTTTTTAAAGGCCCGCCGCACACAGGCCGTGACTAAAACTACTTACGAGCCAATACAATTCTCTAATTCGGACTTATATTTGTTACGCACATCTAACAGAGTTTTGTTAAAAAAGGCCATACTTCGAGTAATCCCGAACTGTTCAGGTTTCGGGTGATTGGTAATTACACCTTTCGTTGATTTGATTCGATTAATTTCACCTTTTAGGCTCAGACGCTCTAGGGCTCTATTAACCACATCGACTCTGGCAGGACGGATTTGAGATACGCGATTAGCGACCTCTTTTGAGGTTAGTCCTGGGTGGTTTTGTACAACTTTTTGCGCCAGTTGAATAACTGACTGTTTTTCACTCAGCATCTGCATTCCCCTCTACCAACGTGAATGTTTTCCAGCCACAATTAGGACAGCAATTATCCGTCCAGCCGCTTTTATTCCTCTTTCCTAGCAGCTCATCTTTAGCGTGAGTTTTCCGGCAACGGCGGCATTTGAATTTATTCATCACTCATCATCCCAGTTATCGATAGGGCAATGGCGTCCTGTAGCCATTGGCTCGTTGTCTCTCAGTTGCGGGCAGTCTTTGTGGTGACATTCACCATCACGGGCAGCGGCGCAGAGTTCTAGTGGTTTCTCAAACTGAGGGCGCATTATTACCCCGGCTGGCGCTGGGAAGATAACTAAGGGGGGGGCTGTCAAACGCCCGGCTACACGAATTGCATGTTCAACATCAAAACGGGAAAGCCAATTACCTCCCTCTTTAGGTATCATGACATTTCGCTTGCCCTCGTTAATTGGATGTCCGGCACGAACTGAGTACCCGACTGGCAGCACTATAGGCTTACTCAACTTTTCGTTTGCTGCTTCTAACCTATTGGCTGTGTTTTGATACAACTCAAAGGCAACCTTGCGGTTCTCATCAATATCATCGCCGCGCTTCTGTGTCGCTTCCAGTTGGGCTATCAGTGCGCTCAAATCAGAAGCTGAAACTATCATTTCGTCGGGGCCAATCAATTCGGCTAATGCCACCCTAGTTTTGAGACTAACAATGATTTCTTTGATGTTATTCATTGCAGCACCGCCATTTCGCTATGCTTAACAGCCTTGCCAGCGTCGTAGTAACAGTCGGTAATGAACATTTTTCCGAGCTTTGTCACCTTCAGAGTTTTTGGGGTTATTAACTTAAGATTCACCATTATGACTGTGATGGTGTAGCCGCAGTGCCAGTCACAAGCGCGTTTCAGCACGCTATGGCCGAGGAAGTGACGAAAGTCTGTGCGCCCGAAATTGGTACCTTCGAATGCTTCAGCAATAACTTCGTCAGTGATTTCGGGTGCATGCAGGTATTTAGGTGAGTTGCTCATCCCTTCCTCCCCGCGCGCAGATTCGCGGCGAACTGGCGAAGGTCAGCGGCACACAAGTAAGCCTTGCCTGTCAATGCGTCTGTTACCGCCTGTTTTCCAACCTGAGCATCCAAGGCGTTTTCAATGGCCCGCGCCTTTATCTCGTTAAGCGCCTGAGTGGTGGCTGGGGTTTCCGATTTGATTATTTCTACTGCCTTGGCGTGAGTTATATGACCAGCCATGTTTTCATCAAACCAGCCTTGTAATCCATTGACCTCCATTCCGTCTGGAATTTCCAGTTGAGCCTCGTCAGTCGTACCCTCAAGCCATTCCCTTGCTTGACCTAAATTGCTTTGCGTAATGCAGAAAAGAGCAGCTTGTGCACCCATCACGGTGCGATGCAGTAACCATGCATTTGATAACTCACTGGCGGCCTTATCGGTAAGCGCCGTATTCTCGCCAACCAACTGCTGCACCCGAGTAATGGTGTCACCTGCTATTGCGCCGGTAATACCCAAAGCCTCGGCAATCAGAGTGCAGGAGTTCAGTGCTGCATCGCGCTCAACTTCAAGGCTGGCAATGGTTGCCTGGTACTGTGGTTCACAATAATGATGGCCACTAAAGCCGCGCTTCCATGTAAAACCGCACTCGCATTTGCAGATATCGTTATCTGGTTTCATCACTGTTTCCTCGCATAGAGAACGCCATCAACTGGCAGGCATTCATATTCAGGTGGTAGACCTTGCTGCTGAATGTCGGCTATACAGTTCTTATCATCCGGATATACGTAGCCTTGCGGCTCGTATTGGCACGGCTGGAAGGTGTAGCAGACGAGTAGAAACAGGCCGTACATCATGATTGAGTGGCCACGGTTAGCTCATTGAAGCGAGCCAAGAAAGCGATCCGCGCATCCCTTGATGACATTGGCACTATTGCCATTTCTGCCGGTGGAATGCCTGCCAGCATGGGCCACTCTTTACCATCATCGATGTCTAACTCTTGGCGCTCGGTGGTCAGCATCACCAGATCGCAGTAGTGGACGATCGCGGACATTTCGGCAGGCAACCCAAAGGTTTCACGAATGACGGTATCGACCTGCTGCTCAATAGCCTGGTAATCAGGCAGTAGGCGTTTAAGAGGTGAGGGGATATCTTTGCAATATGCCTCGGTTGCATCATGCAGTAAGGCTTCAAGGGCAAATTCTTCTGGCACAATTGTGCTTATTAACAAGCAATGTTGGGCCACGCTATAGAAATTAGGCAGGTGACCGGCAAAGCGGCATTCATGCGATAACGCCTGTGCGATATCTTTAATACAAATGCTGCTGGTCAGTGGTTTTAAATAATCAAAGTCCAGCCCTGAATAAGTCGTAATATAAGACATAAATATACTCCACACGGTTTTTGGTAATGCTGTCAACCTGTTGATGACTATTTTAATCTGTAGTCATTCAATCCTTGTAACATCAGGATGATCCTGGTGTCAGTGAAAATACGAAATCAACACGTTGGTATCATTACCCGGTTTTTAGGTAATACCCCGCCAAATACCCCATTGCTGGGATATTTGAAGTGATACTCTTTAATTGAGGTTTAATTAATTACGCTTTGAATTTACCAATAAAGGTTTCAACTTCGACGCCTTTAAATTTATTGGTAAGCAGTTCCAAGAATTCTACAGCTATCTTTTCCTCTTCTGCTTCCAGTTGAACAATGCGTAATACTAAAACAGGAACATTGCCGCCGGTAAGAATGCTATAGCGCAATTTAAAACGACGTTCACCTAATCCCTCATAGGGAATACATTTAAATTCAAATGCCGCTGGCATAACGTCTTTGCTTTTGGCTTCCACACTTTCCATTACAGATCGTTTCGCGCTGAAGTCCTGGTCTTCATGATCGGCTGAGCTGGTTTGTTCAATGGTAATGCGACGAACTGCACCAACGGCTTTCTTTATATCCAGCACTACACCATCAGCATCAAAGGCCAACAAGAACTCACGGTAATCTTCCAGCCATTCAGCAAGTTCTTTCTGAGTCTGCTTGTGACCATCAATATTAAGCAGTTCGCGGAATGGTGCTGTTTTCTTGAGTGATAAGCTGGCGGTGTTATCGGCATGCCCTGGATTTCGCAGAGTGCCAATATTGAAGATAGTTTGTGCGCGCATTTCATCAGCATCAATAAAGCAGCGAACACCGTCACCCGCATAACCAGATGAATATTTCACATATTCATCAATGCTGCTGGTTTCCATAACACCACGGAAGCGGTAGCGCTCCAGATTAAATTGCTCAAGACTTTTAACGGCAACACCAGCAGGCAAAGCAATGGTATCGCAATCTGTGCCAGCTAATTGCCTTTCAATTATTGAAGTTAAAACCATATCGCGAATTTCGGTGATGGCTGACGAATCTAATTGTTGAGACATATAAAGTCCTTAATAAATATAAGTTGGTGATGGCGAATAAATTAATTAACGGTCTTTAGTTTTCCGTCAGTCTCGCCCTTAATTGTGAATAACTGGCCCTGATCCTCCTGCATAATTGCCAGCTTTCCGCCTTTGCCCACATACATAGGTGTTTCGGTGGTGTCTTCTTCGGAAGATTTACCGCGTGGCGTTGGGGTGGTGAATTTCAATTTATGGGCGATCATGACGCGCTTTTCTTCCATTGAATTACTCATGCGAGATAAATCAAACTCAATGGTTACCTTTCCTTTACCGCCATTATTCAGAACGCCAAGCGCGGCAGCATTTAAAGCAGCAGATATTTTATTTTCGAAAATACCGGCATCCAGTTCACCAAGAAATTCCGGTACCACGGTTTTTCTTTCTTCACTCATTGGGGTGACCCTCAGTCATGCAGTTCGCACTGCGTTTGTTTACTCCACACACAGAGAAGCACTCCGATCCGGGGGCTTTATACTGTACGGGTTTAAAGGGATAACCCGCCCGGAGCACTTCTCTGTGTGAAAAGGGCGGCTGGCCTAATCTGGTGTTGGCAGGCGCAGCCGCTAAAGACACAGCACAGCAATGGAACAAGGATGTGATTTCCGGCGCTTATCTCCGGCTGCTGCAATTGCACAGGCTAGCTCTTTGGCAAATCACAATCGGCTGAGCACTACATTTGACCACCTTACGACGCGTGGGCCGTTACGCAGGCTCTGCGACCTAACTACCTTGCCGCCAGCGGTGGTAACACAGCTGCTGTCCATATATCCGGTGTAATGCTCATGCGATTGTGTGCCTGGTTACTTCTCCACCTCAGGCGGCGGTGGTATCTTGGGAGTTCTCACACAACCAAGAAGGGATTGCTATGTCAGTCATCAGTGAAAGATATTTCGACATCATAAGTAATAAAATTTTTGCTCTACACGATATTGCGAGATTTGGAAGCGTTGTTGAGCCGCAGCATACTCAATGCAGAAATCGCTCAGCTCTTATCTTTGCTCTCGAATCAATTCTTCATCTCCACAGGGAGGCACATGGCACAATTTGGAACCCTCTGGAGGGGCGAAAAGCGCTTGAGCATCTTTTGCTGCAAAAATACAAATGGCCTTTGTCCGAAATAAGAGCCTTATCACTTGCTGACATTGTTTTACTTCTACAAAGCGAGCTTGCCCCTGAGAGACTTCCTGAAGAAGTTATATCAGTGCTTAGGGATTTCAGCTCACTGACACCTAAAAAATCATTTCCAGAATTTATGGAAGATGAGTGGGATCCTGAGTTGTACTTAACAATTCCAAAGCAGCAGAATTGGTAAGCAGTGAAATTCTGACTTCAATTTCACTCAGTGCTTGCTTGCAGCTATCACGCTCAGCAAGTGCTGATTTTAATTGACGTGCAGTGCTAACCTTTTTCGCCATCCACTCAAGCAATTCTTCGTTGTTCAGATTTCCCGATATGATTTTCGGTTCTTGTTTCGGGCCAGCTTCGATATTTTTCAGCGCTTCAGATGGAACCTGAAACACTTTACATATTGATTTCTTATCTAATTCCATTCTGATTACTCCACACTGTTAACCCTACTAAGCGAATCATCCGGTGTTTCTATGCCACTGGCAGCTACTACGTGGGCGTCCTGCCTGTTCGCTGTTGATAGATTCAGTATTAGTAAACTTACATTTAAAGTCAAGAATAAAAGTTAAGTTAACTTACTTTTAAGGCGGTGGCATAAAAAAACCCGCGCATGGCGGGCCTCTTTAAGAAGATATAAGTGATTATGGCAGGTCGATGATTATCTGCTTTACTACACCAATCAATTTGCAGGTGTCATCTACTTCAATGGGTTTGAATTGAGGGTTTAACGGCATTAAATATTTATTAGGGCCATCAATTACAAATTTCTTAATTGTCGCTTCGTGATTTCCATTTGTCTGAGCTATAACGATTTTTTCATTAACATCTTCAATAAATCCATATTCTGGATCGACTATCACAATAGCCCCTTCAGGGATGCTTAGTGAGCCTGATGCTGTCATTGAATCGCCTTTAACTCTTAAGGCAAATGCAAAATCAGAAATTTTTGCTGTAGTTTCAACCCATTCAGATCTGGCACCAGTCGAACCAAGTGCTTCAGTCCAGGCACCGGCCTGTACCCATGAAATAACGGGGACAACTTTTGATTTGCTGGCCATAGCCTTTATCGAAGGTTCTAATTCTCCCTTTCCAGATAAAAGCCACTCTGGTGAACATTCAAGCAATGAGGCGAGTTTCAGCAGGCTATCGCTGGATAGGCCGGTTGCATCACTTTCCCATTGAGTTACGGCAGACGCAGAAATACCTACATATTCAGCGATATCTTTTTGGGTCAGCTTCAACTGCCGCCGCCTGAATTTGATTCTTCCGCCAACTGTATTCATAGCATCCACCATATATAAAAGACGTAAGTAATCTTACATTCAGTTGACGTAAGTAGTCTGTGAATATACGATGTAAGTATGCTTACTTTTATGGAGGTAACTATGCATAAAACTGACGTTCTTGAATTCTTCAAGGGCACATCGAAAACCGCTATAGCTCTGGGTGTTTCGCATAGCGCTGTTTGCCAATGGGGTCACATCATTCCAGAAAAGCAGGCTTTAAAAGCTGAAAAGATTACGGAAGGGAAATTGAAGTATGACCCATCCGACTACCAGAAGCCTACGGCACCAGCGGCCTAAGTTAAACCACCAAAGAGAGAGAAACATTGTGGATAACAAAGACTTTCCAACCCAACCAGACATCAGCGACGCAATACACCAGCTGATAACTCAGACACCGGGCAAGTATGACGCAATGGCTAAACAGTTATGTCCACTGTCCGGTACTGAGAATGCATTACGTAACCGCGTTCGCCAGTTGGCGGGGCAGGTCGTGCCGCTGGGCATGGCGGTAGAGATGGAATCTATCTCTGGCCGCTCTGATATCACAGAGGCCATGTGTAAGCGTGCTGGTGGTGTTTTCGTGAAGCTGCCGGAAGTGAATGACATTGGCAACGACGAGCTACTGATCAAATTTAACGATCTGCTGGTGGCTTTGGGTGATTTTGGCCGTGCTCATAATCAGTTTACCGCTGATGGCGTGTTAGATCGTGATGAAACTAAGCGGCTGAAAGCTAAGGGGTATAAGGCGCAGTCGATTATTGCAGAGATTGTGGCTGTCACGGTGATGTTATGGGGTGACGCCCCAGTGTGCGGCACTGAGGCGTCGGGTGCATTAACTAAACGTGTGGAGTAATTAACGCATGAACATTGTAGCGGCTAAACGTTCTATTCCGCAACTGCGTTGCGTTTGTGTCAGCCCGTTCCGGTATGAACGAATGATAAGGGGCCAGTGGAAACCGTGCAACCACAGCAGAGCGCGGGGAATTGTGGGTGTAGTTCGCCGTAAGTGGGGCCGCGTATGACTAATCCAGGCACGACCACCACTAACCCCATCCAATTGCTTGATCGGTATTACCACGATAAGCGCGGTATTCGCGTTCACGTTATTGGCTACGACAGCGCTACGGGCCAAGTCATTTTTCGTCGTGATGATTATGAGCATGACTGTTCAATACCCATCCGGCGTTTCAGGAAAGAATATAAGGCGGTTGTATGAGCGTAAAGCTATCCAGTTATGTATGGGACGGCTGTGCGGCTGCTGGTATGAAAATATCAAAGGTGGCAATCATGGCCCGTCTTGCTGATTTTTCTAATGATGAGGGCGTGTGCTGGCCATCAGTGACGACGATTGCCCGCCAGATTGGGGCAGGCGAGAGCACCGTCCGTACCGCGCTGGCTGAATTGGAAACCGATGGTTGGTTAAGCAAGAAAGCCCGCCGCGCCGGTAACCGCAATGCCAGTAATGTTTATCAGTTAAATGTTGCAAAGCTTAAGGCCGCTGCTCATGCGTCAGAATCTGACACCTCAAAACCTGACGGGTCAAAATCTGATGGCTCAAAATTCGACGGGTCAGAATCTGGCAATAACGGCACTTTTGACCCGCCAGAATCTGGGGGCGATCCGTCAGTAAATTCAACACCAGATCCATCAAGTAAAAAACCTACCTGTCAGCCGCCGATGGCGACCGACCCTGAAGTTGAAATTACTGATCAGGCCAAAGACGTTTTAAAGCACCTGAACCTGATTACCGGCTCTCGGTACCAGACCAGTAAATCATCGCTGGAGAACATCCGCGCCCGACTGAAAGAGCAATTCACTGTTGCAGAGCTGAAACTCACGGTTGATTACCTCCACGCGAAGTGGGCTGCTGATCTGGATATGGCCGAGTATCTACGTCCTACAACACTTTTCCAGCCAACTAAATTCCCTGGCTATCTCGAAGGGGCTAACCGTTGGCATGGGGCAGGGCGTCCAACACGCAAAGACGGCAAGTGGATGAAAGCCAACGGCGAGTTACTGACTGGCGATACCACCGAGCGTGATAAAGCCTATAAGCGTTTTATTGGCAGCGGGTTACCGGTTCGCAATCCTAGCGAGCTAGAAACCATGGTTATTAAGAAAGCCAGTAATGCTGGTGTTCGTGGGGCTAAAGGGGATTTCGGCGTAATTAAGTGGAATGCCATCTGGAAAGAATGCAGCCAGCGCGTGAACGGGGAGAAAGCAGCATGAAAAAGCCATTTGATAATTTCACTGTAGAGAGACTGGAAGAGATTATCGCTGAGGAAGGATATTCAGCAATTAGAACGCCAAAAAACGATGAAGTCCGAGCACTAGCCCGAATCGCGTTAGCTGCAAGGAGGGCTGAGCCTGACTGGTATGTCGTAATTACAAGTGTAGGGGTTTGGCAGGCGCGCTATAAAACCCGCAGCGAGGCAGAAAGCCATATTAAGCCGTGGCACAAGGATTTCTGGATTAAAGAACTCTACACCACCCCACAGTTGAACTCTCCGGAGATATCGGAAGGTTGGCCTACAGAGGATATGGTCATAGCTGGCTTTGAGTCTAAGGCTTTTGATGCGCTTATAGCAGCAGTAGTAGAGCATCAGGGCTGGCCCTACAGTTGCAGAGAAAGCGCTGAATGTGTCACTGGCATCTTTAAAGCCATGCTCGCCGCCGCGCCGGAGAGTAATCATGATTGATTTCTCCAATACCGAATATGTCCAATCATTGACGGCGCTTAAATCGGCTGAATCTCATTTGCTGAAAGAAGTTGGCGATCAGTGGCGCACTCCCGATCCGTTGTTCTGGGGTATTAATCAAATGTTCGGCCCTCTGCTTCTGGACTTGTTCACTGACGGTGAAAACAGTAAATGCCCTGACTACTATACGGCAGAAGATAACGCGCTGATTCAGAACTGGGCTGAGCGAGTAAGAGAGCTTAAAGGCGCAGCGTTCGGCAACCCGCCATATTCCCGCGCTAAACAGCATGGGGGTGAATACATCACCGGTATGACTCACATCATGCAGCACACAGCGGCAATGCGTGAAGCTGGTGGCCGTTATGTTTTCCTGATTAAAGTCGCCACATCAGAGAGCTGGTGGCCAGAGCAAGCCGACCATATAGCATTCATTCGTGGTCGCGTGGGTTTCGACCTTCCACACTGGTTTATTCCGGCAGACGATAAGCAGGTACCGAGCGGTGCATTCTTCGCTGGCGCCATAGCGATATTTGATAAAACGTGGCGCGGGCCAGCAACAAGTTATGTCTCACTGGATCAGCTTATGACTACTGGCGCGGCATTCTTAGCGCAGATCCGCAGAGAGGCCGAGCGTCTTGCACCGCAAAGCCAGCAACAAAATATTCCTGAAATTATTCCGGTACCGGAAACCGGCAACACCGTCTGGCCCGTCGAAGTAAATTTGTATTTTGGCAAGGTACCTGGTGCCGCTGAATTACCTACCGATCTGCAACATAAAATCTTAGGCAACATCAACAGGATGAAATTAGACGGTATTCCGTCTGACGCCATTATTGCCGCCGCCACAACACTCACTGCCGCTATGGGAGCAACAGCATGAAAGAAATCATCGTAGATAATTTTGCGGGCGGTGGTGGTGCCAGCACAGGGATCGAAATGGCAACGGGGCGCAGTGTTGATATTGCCATCAATCATGACGAAAACGCCATTGCTATGCATACGACAAACCACCCTGACACCCTGCATTACTGCGAATCAGTATTTGATATTGACCCAATAGCCGCGACTGCCGGCAGACCTGTTGGCCTGGCATGGTTTAGCCCAGATTGTCGCCATTTCAGTAAGGCGAAGGGCAGTAAGCCCGTTAAAAAAGAAATCCGTGGTTTAGCGTGGGTTGTCGTGCGTTGGGCTTTGGCGAAAAAGCCTCGAGTAGTGATGCTGGAAAATGTCGAAGAGTTTAAAACGTGGGGGCCGCTGATTACTGCCGAAGATGGCACAGAACATCCTGATCCTGCCCGCGCGGGTGAGACATTCGCCGCATTTGTAGCGATGCTGACTACGGGCATTGATGCCGAACATCCTGCGCTACAAGAGTGCTGCGAGGTTTTAGGGATTGATATCAATAGCATAGATGCTAATCGACTGCAGTCTGGTTTAGGATACATCGTTGATCACAAAGAACTTCGGGCCAGTGATTATGGTGCGCCGACCATCAGAAAGCGCTTTTTTATGGTGATGCGTTGTGATGGTTTGCCAGTGATGTGGCCTGAGCCGACTCACGGCGATCCTAAGTCGTTGGATGTTCAAAGCGGCCACCGTAAACCGTGGCGCACCGCCGCCGAGTGTATTGATTGGTCAATCCCTTGCCCGAGTATCTTCGAGCGCAAGAAACCGCTGGCAGAGAACACACTGAAACGTATTGCGCGTGGCATTCAGCGCTTTGTTATCGATAACCCCACGCCGTTTATCGTGAAATGCAACCACACCAGCAGTAAAACTACCTATGACTGTTTCCGAGGGCAGGCGCTGGATCAGCCATTGCAGACTATTACTAAAACTCATGGTTATGCGGTTGTGACCCCTCATATCACTAAATTCCGCTCTGGCGCCACAGGGCAGGAATGCGACGAACCGCTGCCAACAATTACCGCCGGTAGTTCTGCTCGCCCGGGTGGTAATGGTCATGCGCTGGGAATGGTTGAAGCAAAACTGGCTCCGATCATTGCTCGTCAATTTGGCAATAGCATCGGTCACGCCATCGATGAGCCAAACGGCACGATCACTGCAGGCGGCGGTGGTAAAAGTCAGTTATGCACCGCGTTTTTGGCTAAGCACTTTGGTGGCAATTATACCGGCGCTGGCGCTGCTATGGATGCACCAGCGCACACGGTCACAACTACTGATCACCATGCGCTAGTGACCTCAAGTCTCATTAAGATGCGCGGTACAAATACAGGTCAAAAAGTTACAGAACCGCTTCAGACTGTTACGGCCGGCGGGAATCATTTTGGAGAGGTTCGTGCTTTCTTGCTCAAGTATTACGGCAACGAGAAAGAGGGAGTAAGCCTTAGCGATCCGTTGCACACCGTTACCACTAATGACCGGTTCGGCCTAGTTACGGTCGAGGGTATTGATTATCAAATCGTTGATATCGGCATGCGTATGCTGCAACCACATGAGCTTTACGCTGCGCAGGGCTTCCCGAGCTGGTACATCATCGACAGAGATTACACTGGCACTAAATACGCCAAAGATAAACAAGTAGCCCGCTGTGGTAATGCGGTGCCACCGCCGTTTGCTGAAGCGCTGGTTCGGGCCAATCTCCCAGAAATGTGTGTAGAGCGTAAAGAGGTAGCAGCATGAAACTATCCCATTCTGTTGTGACTATGAGCAGTCGTGAAATTGCCGTGTTGGTGAACAGTAAACATGGTGATGTGAAACGCTCTGCAGAGCGTCTATGCGCTGGTGGTATTTTAACCGCGCCGTTGGCGCAGTTCGATTTTGAGCATAACGGTAATCAGTATTTCGAGTATCGGTTCAATAAGCGTGATTCTCTTGTATTGGTCGCTCGACTCTCACCTGAATTTACCGCTGCAGTGGTTGACCGCTGGCAAGAGCTGGAACAGAACCTGATCCCTAAAACCTTGCCAGAAGCGTTGCGTTTGGCTGCTAATTTGGTAGAGGAAAAGCAGCAACTTGAAAACCAGCTTTCTATTGCTGCGCCAAAAGTTGAGTTTGTCGATCGCTACGTTAAGGCTACTGGCTCAATGGTATTCCGTCAGGTTTGTAAGTTGTTGAGTGCTAAGGAACCGGAATTCAGGCTTTTTCTTATGGATAATCGCATTATGTATCGGTTATCAGGCGGGTTGATACCGCATCAACAGCATATTGATGCTGGACGGTTTGAAGTTAAAACCGGTACCAATCAGATAAATAGCCATGCTTTCACTCAAGCTAGATTTACACCAAAGGGCGTCCGCTGGGTTGGTGGCTTGTGGATTGAATATCTTGCTAAGAAAGGTGCTGCATGAGGGCATTATTAACCCCATTCATCCAGCAAGAACTTGGTGTTGTGATATTGAAGCCAGGTGCTGAACTGCTGCCATATTTATCTGGACGCTTGCTGGTGGCCACTGAACCGGAGGAATTTAAAGCACTTCCATCAGGTCGGTTACCAACAACCGATCAGCAACTGGCTAATGATCCGCGCTTGCTACCATTTTTTGAGCATGAGCGGGTTATCAATGCTGCTGGTGGGCCTCGAGTGCTGGAAGCATGGGTTAAGCAGTTGAAAGAGTGCCAGTGGCATGATCCGGATGATTCCCACGTTCAAAATCTCACAACATTACGCTATGGCCAACGGTCGATTCGTCTGTGTTGGCATCATGATAATAAGCTGAGAGAGCATACACTTCCCCGATTAGACCAATTAGCAACTAGCAATCTCATTACTTGGATAATCTCGACCGTATGCAGTCATTTTCGGCTTCCTGAGGGCCACCAGCTCACTATGCCGGAATTATGTTGGTGGGCTGTCGTTAATGAGGTTTCCGACTTGCTCCCCGACTCAATTGCTCGGGCAAGTTTGCGGATGCTACCAGCAGTAATGAAATCAGGGCCAACAAGGGAGAGTGATATCACTTGGACGCCAAACCCGACACAAATCATTGAAAACAAAGTTGAGCAGGTTAAGAAAGTACTGGCACTGAAAATTGATGATGAGCCACCAGCAAGCTTTATACGTATTCCTAAGCGGCAGCGCTGGGAGAACAAGAAGTGGCTCAAGTGGGTTAAATCCCAGCAATGTTGTGGGTGCGGTAGTTCTGCTGACGACCCTCATCACATTATCGGTCACGGTCAGGGTGGTATGGGTACCAAGGCTCACGACCTATTCACCATCCCCTTATGCCGTCTTTGTCATGAGGCATTACATGCCGATATGCATACGTGGGAAGCGGAACACGGTAGCCAGGTTGTGTTGTGGTTTCATTTTATGGATCGGTCTATATCGATCGGGGCAATGGCCTAATGGTCATATTTGTGTGGAGTAAAACTATGAATTCAGTAAACGGAATGCGGGCCGGTTACAGTCTGGAGAAATTATTATGATCCTTGAATCGGCATTAAAACACCTTGGCCCTAAAGGAATGTCAATAACAGATACCTCCAGAGCTACAGCATCAGATGAAATAACGGGTACGGATGTGATGGCCGCGCTGGGCATGGCCGAATCAAAGTCTGAATTCGGTATGGCCTTATATCTTGGTAAGCATGGGGACAGCGAAGAGGATAAACAGCGAGCTATAGCGATGTTGACCCAGTTTGCATTTAAAAATGCTCCAAGGGCCATCAAGAGGGCTTCAGGTGCGAAGTTTGGCGGTTGCCTGCGAATTATGGCACTCCTTGCGTTCAATGAGTTTTGCCGTACAGCGGAAACAACACAAACATGTCACTGCTGTAACGGTGAAGGATTAATCAATAAAAAGAAAGAGTTTAAGAATCAAAAAGCTATCGACAGGCAGGAGTACCTCGACAACTTGCCCGGTAATCTTGGATGGTTGTATGACAATGAAATGAAAGTGAAAAAAGAGGGTGTTGAGGTCGTTAAAGTCTCTTGCAAGATATGTAAAGGGAAGGGGGTTCTACCCACCCGTTGTCGCTGTCAGGGGACAGGCGAGACTCTTGATGAGAAAGAAAGCAAACTGCGGGGCATTCCCGTGGTTAAAGAATGCCCTAAGTGTAAAGGGAAGGGATTCAAGCGAGTTCAGCCATCAGTCATCTATTTCGCAGTCAAGAAGAAATTACCAGAATTACCCGAAAGAACATGGCGTTATACGTGGAAACCATTTTATGAATCACTGCTAACTAAATGTTATCAGGAAGAAAGTCATGTTGAGGCGGTATTTAAAAAGATAACCCGATAATTTCTAGTTGCAAAAGTTGCCGTTTTTGGCTAGATTTGATTCTAAGGATGGGTTAATTCGTTCTTAAGAAATTTAAGACCTCGCTTCGGCGGGGTTTTTTTATGTCTACATTCGCCTGAGCATCACTGAATAACGGGTTCATATCCCAATCTATTCAGGACATTGTTGCAGCAATAGTTGGTGCTCAGCCGAATGTGGTGAATGCAGGTACCGATGTGTGGGGATACAAGTGGAACACCCGTGAAACGACGTCGGCGAATTCCCCGCCATCATAGAAGTACACTGAAAGGTATGCGGTCAGCACATTGGTAGGTGCTGACGCCGGAACCGTAACCGGCTTCAAATTATAGTTAATGGTATGAAAACGTTAACGTACGTGTTTTAAGGCTCACTCCGGTGGGCCTTTTTCCGTTTTAGCCCATCAGTCACCCAATCAACTCCACACACATTACTGCTAATGAGTGGCTGCACTGGTGGGCTAAATTCTTCGGGTCGTAAGTGAGTATTTTGCTAAGCATTAAAGCCTACTGAGCGTACTGCTATTTTTACTCCAACTGACAACGCTTCGTTAACTAATGTTCGAAGTATTTCTTTTGCGCCAGACTTGGACGCTACGGCAATCTGCTTCCCTAGTGGCAATGATTGATGCGTAAGACTTGAAGGCGTTGCCTTGAGAACTTCCAATCCTTTTTCTGTCAGGATTAGATCGAAAAACTCATTGCTACTGTTCTGAGTCATTTTGAGATAGCCCACACTAGCCAGCCAAATGACAGAATAAACAGCTATGTTTGCTTCGTTATCCATTTCCGCGGGAAGGCCTGAGCTGTTGTATAAGTCTGGAACGCCGAGAACATCCCCGATATTAAGATCTGTTGGAACGGGAAATGACTCATAGAGTATTCCAAATACGCGCCCTACGTACTCATCAAACTGATTGATATTGGACATGAATATGAACGAATCCTTATATAAGAAAGAAGAAGAAAAAGCGGCCTTGATAAAAGAGCTTCGCCATACCATCACCGCGCAACTAACAGGTGAGATGGACTGGGTAAGAACACGGGCATTTTGGGCCGCGAGATTACCAGGTATACCTTCCGATATCTTGGCAGAGGCTCTTACCGCCGCTATCACAAAAGGTTCTGTGTTAGTGGCATGTTCAAAGCGGTAAACCAAGATAACACCATCATTTGAAGTGATGAAATAACAGACAAGTAATTGTGAGGCTGCGCTAATGCGTGGCTTTTTTATTTCTACTACACACCCAGCCCGTCCGGGAGGGGGAGATCATGAAAATGAGCAATATCGCTTCTAATACTTCCTACCTGGTGTCTGGTGGTAGTTTTATTTTTTGGGTTAAAGAGCTGATTGCTGGGTTCACACCTGATGAGTGGACGGTTATCGGCGTTCTTGGTTCGTTATTCTTCATGGCCCTGACATTCATGCTTAATGCTGGCATCAAGATTTGGGATAGGCGGCATGGTTATAAACCGGATGGTGAGTGATGGCCTCGACAAAAAGCAAATTAAGCGCGGCTGTCCTGGCTCTGATTATGGTCGCAGCACCGGCCACAATCATTCTTGATCAGCTTTTGGATGAGAAAGAGGGTAACCGGCGGGTAGCTTATCCCGATGGAAAGGGGATTTGGACTATTTGCCGTGGTGCGACTCAAGTCGATGGCAAACCGGTAGTGAAAGGGATGAAGCTGTCTGCGGAGAAATGCGCTGCGGTCAATCAGTTGGAGGCTGACAAGGCTATAAGCTGGGTGAAGAAAAATGTCCGGGTACCGCTGACTGAACCACAGATTGCCGGTATTGCTTCGTTTTGCCCCTATAACATCGGCCCGAGTAAATGTTTCACCTCCACGTTCTATAAAAGACTCAACGCTGGCGACCGCAAAGGCGCATGCGCTGAAATCAAACGCTGGGTATATGACGGTGGTAAGGATTGCAATATTCGCTCCAATAACTGTTACGGGCAGATAGAACGCCGCGCACAGGAAAGCGAACTGACCTGTTGGGGGCTGGATGAATAAGGCCATCGGATTAGTCATTGCGGTGCTGGTGGTTATTGTGTCGGCTCTGTTCTTTAACAGTTACCGCCTCTCAAACAAGGTCGAGAATACAGAAAAAGACCTGAGAGCCGAGCAAGCTACTAACGTTGCACTGGGTAACATCATCGATGCATACCAGGTGAATGAAGCCGCCAACCGAGCAGCCACCGCCCGCCAGTTAGATAAAGAAAGGAAACTACGCAATGAAAGTGAAGATCGGCTTAAGCGGTTTCTGGCAGCGTCGTCAGATGATAAGTGTGCTATTCAGCGCATGCCTGACGCTAGCATTAACATCTTGCGCGAGTAAGACGGCTTCATGTCCACCAGCTAATTGTCCCGTATTGCTACCGCCAGAATCAGCCCTAACGGAATGTGAAGTGCCGGAGTTCGTCGGTACTACTTGGGGCGATAGCGGGTTGTATGCGTTGGCTTTGAAGCGTGAGTTGCGGATCTGCAAAGGTCGGCTCGATGAAATCATTAGCTGGCGGCAGAACGCGGGGAGAAAAACGTAATGTATAACTTATCAGGCTCAGGAACATTCATTTTTCTTGGTTGCATCTGCGCTGTTGTTGGCTGGGGAGTGATTGAGTTCATCCTGTGGCTATTCAGTTTCATTAACATCAGTATTGGGTAGAATGTAACCATTAACGTATATAGGGGATGAAATGTCAGAAATAAACTATGAAGCCATTGGGCGATGTAAAATCCTCAATGAAAAGATCAAAACGCTCCACGCAGAACGAATGAAGGCTATTGGTGATCTTCGTGCCGCTGTCTATGCCCTTCATCAGAAGGGAAATATTAACCTTGTTCCGCCTGAGATTGTTGAGTTTTCCCCTCAGGTGCTTACTGATCTCGTTGAGAGTGTTGGTCGTTACGATGGTGAGCTAATGCGAGCGGTTCACGAATACAATAACTGGAGCGTAGAAGCTGGCGAAAAGTCAGTGAAGCTAATCAAGCTGGACTGAGCATTTCAGTAAAGCTAAATCAAGAGCCTCGGCATAGTCCGGGGCTTTTCTATTGGAGTAACTCCATGCCACCCAGAATACCGCGAGCCTGCCGTAAGCATGGGTGCCGCAACACTACAATCCATAGTACTGGTTATTGTCCTGAGCATCAGAATACAGGATGGGAGAACCACCAGCAGGGTAAGACCAGGCATGAGCGTGGTTATGGTGCTAACTGGGATAAGTTGAAACCGTTGATAAAGGCTAGAGACAAAGGACTGTGCCAACAGTGCTTGCGTGAAGGTCTGGTGGTGTCAGGTACCACGGTTGACCACATCATCCCCAAGGCTCATGGCGGCACAGATGAACCATCCAACCTTGAACTGCTGTGCTGGCCTCACCACCGCAAAAAGACCGCAGTTGAGCGGATCAGATAGCGATAAATAGCACTAAGGGGAGGGGCGGGTAAAATCGCTACAGCCCTTGCCTTACCGTACCGCCAGCCTCGTCAAATTTTTATACGTCCGAAATAAGAAATCTTTTTTCGATAATTTTTAACATTTGGAGTCATCAATGGGAACAGCGATGAGGGCTGCTGGTGGGGGGAGAAAACAGAATTTACCCACCAAAAATAAAAGCAGTCTGACCCGAATTGCTCCCCCAAAAGAATTATTGAGCGAGACGGCGATCGGACTTTGGAAAACGCAAAGCAAAATCCTGATCGAGCGCGGCACGTTCGAATTAGAAGATGCACCTCTGTTACTTGCCTACTGCAATTCCTTTCACCTGATGATTACCGCCGAAAAAGTTATCGCCGCACTTGCTCTCAAGGATCTTGAGAACTTAGGTCTGGCTGATCTCGGTGGTACCGGTGGATTAAAAAAACATCCGGCAGTTGCCGTCCGTAACGACTGTGTTTCTCAACTGGCGCGCCTCGGCTCGCTGCTCGGTTTAGATCCCCTTAGCCGAATAAGAATGACCGGGGGAAGTTCACCAGAGGAAGAAGAGAACGAATTCGACGAGTTTTAACTATGGCAACATACCCTCACGTAAATGCAGCAAATCAGTATGCGCGGGATGTGGTCAGCGGAAAGATAATTGCGGGTTTATATGTTATAGCCGCCTGCCAGCGTCACATTGATGATCTGGCTGAGTCTAAAAATAAAAATTATCCATACCGGTTCGATAAAGATAAAGCGGAGCGGGCCTGTAGATTTATTGGCTTGATGCCTCACACCAAAGGTGAGTGGGCGAAAAAACGGCTAAAAATAACACTGGAACCCTGGCAGCAATTTATCTTTGCCGTTGGGTTTGGTTGGCTAAAGAAGAAAAATAAACTCCGTCGCTTCACTGAGATTTATGTCGAAGTGCCTCGGAAAAACGGTAAATCGCTGATTGCCGCTGGCGTTGGTAATTATATGTTCTGTGCTGATGGGGAGTTCGGCGCGGAAGTTTATTGCGGTGCGGTGACAGAAAAGCAGGCGTGGAAAGTCTTTCAGCCCGCACTGCTGATGGTGCAAAAACTGCCAGCGATGCGCAAGAAATTTTCCATCAAGCCGTGGGCTAAAAAAATGACTCGCCCGGACGGTTCGGTATTTGAACCTGTTATTGGTGATCCGGGTGATGGTGATTCGCCGTCATGCGCCATCATTGACGAGTATCACGAACATGCCACGGACTCGCTGTATACCACGATGACCACTGGCATGGGGTCGCGAAGCCAACCAATGACGCTGATCATTACCACGGCGGGCTTTGATATGCAGTCGCCCTGTTATGAAAAGCGTACGCAAATTGTGGAAATATTGGAGGGTATCCGCAAAGGTGGCGAAAGCGATCACATCTTCGGGATTATTTATACCCTCGATAAAGGTGATGATTGGACTCAGCCGGAAGCCTTAGCCAAAGCCAACCCCAATATGGGGGTTTCCATTGAACCCGATTTTTTGCGGGCTAAACAGCAACTGGCCATTTCGACCCCGAGCCAGACCAACAAGATTAAAACCAAACACTTCAACATTTGGGTAACGGCTAAATCAGCTTATTACAATATGGAGAAGTGGAAGGATGCAACGGATAAATCGCTCACCTTAGAGCAGTTTAATGGGGAAGAGTGCTATCTCGGTATCGACCTGGCTTCAAAGTTGGACTTGAACTGCGCTTGCCCAATATTCATGCGGGAAATAAACGGTAGGAAACATTATTACTGTGTCGGCGCGATGTTCTGGGCACCGGAAGATACCATCTATTCAACCGCAACCGAGCTAAAACGCACCGCAGAACGTTATCAAAACTTCGTTCAGCAGGGCTTTTTAATCCCCACGGACGGCGCGGAAGTGGATAACCGGCTTATTTTCGAAACAATATCCAAGTTGAATAAGCAGGTGAAAATAGTCTCTTCCCCAATTGACCCACATGGCGCAACCAGTCTTTCACATCTTCTGGATGAAGAGGGGGTGTCGCCCATTATCATCACGCAAAACTTTACCAATATGAGTGATCCAATGCGGGAGATTGAGGCGGCTCTTGCTGCAGGGCGCTTTCATCATGACGGCAATCCCATTATGCAGTGGTGCATGACAAACGTTATTGGCCGGTATTACCCCGGCAGTGACGATCGCGTCCGACCCACTAAACAAGGCGATGAAAATAAGATAGACGGAGCTGTTGCGGGGATTATGGCTGTTGGCCGGGCAATGCTGAACGACATTGAAAAATCTCTCTCTGATCACCTTGTTTCTCACGGAATACGCTCTCTTTAAAGGCAACTCTATGATCCAATTCCTGACAATTTTGTCCTTAATCGTGGGGCTTATCGGTGCTGCACTGCTTTCCTATGGTGCGTGGTTGATTCTCCCGGCTATGGGTTTTTCGGTTGCTGGTGGCTTATGCCTCACATGGTCTTATCTGGTTTCCAGATCGGTGGCTCAAAAAACTAAAGATAATGATGGAGGGGCTTAATGTTTTTTCCAAATATGTTTAAGTCCACCCCGGATACCGCTCGCGTGACCACTCCCACTGAATTAGCCGAAATAGTGGGCATGACATACGACACTTATACCGGTTTGAGAGTTAGTAGCCAAAAAGCGATGCGCCTTACCGCTGTGTTTGGTTGTATTCGTGTCCTGGCTGAGTCAGTCGGTATGTTGCCTTGCAACCTTTATAAATCAGCGAACGGTCGGCGGGAAAAAGTCCCCAAAGAGCGACTCTCAAAACTCTTATCTCTCAAGCCTAATGGATACATGACCCCGCAGGAGTTCTGGGAACTACTGATTGTTTGTTTATGTCTTCGCGGCAACTTCTACGCCTATAAAGTCAAAGCGTTAGGTGAGGTGGTGGAGTTATTGCCACTCGACCCTGGCAGCGTTGAACCTAAGCTGAATAGCCAGTGGGAACCGGTATACCGAGTCACTTTTCCAGATGGCACCACAGACGTTCTATCGCAAGATGATATTTGGCATGTTCGTATTCTCACACTTGATGGGCTGAATGGGTTAAACCCCATAGCCTATGCTCGCGAAGCGATATCGTTGGGGTTGGCCACTGAAGAACACGGCTCGCGGCTATTCAAAAATGGCGCAGTGACATCAGGTGTTCTACGGACTGAACAGGCTTTGAGTGATGCGGCGTATGCGCGGCTTAAGGGTGATTTTGAGGGTAGGCACTCTGGGTTGGAAAATGCCCATAAGCCAATGATCCTTGAGATGGGCCTCGACTGGAAAGCGATGGGAATGAACGCTGAAGATAGCCAATTCCTTGAAACCCGTAAATTTCAACTTGAAGAGATATGTCGCCTGTTTCGGGTTCCCATGCATCTGGTGCAAAACACCGACCATGCAACATTCAGTAATATTGAGAATCTCGGTATTGGTTTTATTAATTATTCTTTGGTGCCTTACCTCACCCGGATTGAACAACGTATCAATATCGGTCTGGTACGCGAATCAAAGCAGGGTGAATTTTACGCCAAATTCAATGCTGGGGCGTTATTACGGGGAGATATGAAGTCTCGTTTTGAGTCTTATGCGACCGGAATTAACTGGGGCATATTCTCCCCGAATGATTGCCTGGAGTTAGAAGATAGAAACCCACGTCCGGGCGGTGACATCTACCTCACCCCAATGAACATGACCACTAAACCGCAAGAAAGCAAAACCAAACCTACTGAGGATCAAAAACATGCTGACTAAGCAACGCATGGATTTCCCGCTAAAGCTGAAATCAGTCAGTGACTCGGGAGAGTTTGAGGGCTATGGCTCCGTCTTTGGCGTGAAAGACAGCTATGACGATATTGTTGTGCCAGGTGCTTTCATCAAATCATTGAATGCATGGCGGGATAAAAATGCCCTGCCTGCCATGTTATGGCAACACCGCATGGATGAGCCGATCGGTATTTATACCGAAATGAAAGAGGATGATGTCGGGTTGTTCGTTAAGGGACGATTGTTAATTGACGACGACCCACTCGCCAAACGCGCTCACGCACATATGAAGGCCGGTTCTTTAACCGGCCTTTCTATTGGGTACATGCTCAAGGATTGGGAGTACGACCGCAATAAAGAAGCATTTTTACTGAAGGAAATTGATCTATGGGAAGTTAGCCCGGTGACCTTTCCATCTAACGATGAGGCGCGGGTCAGTGATGTGAAATCTGCCTTTGCCCGCGGTGAAACACCATCCCCAAAAAGTATTGAAAGAGTCCTGCGCGACGTTGGGCTTTCTCGCACTCAGGCCAAAGCATTTATGGCTGAAGGATATGGCGCAATCTCTCTGCGAGAAGCAGATGAGGTTAATGACGCGCTTAATGCACTGAAATCTATTAAATTTTAATTTGGAGAGTTACCCATGGCTGTTGAAATCAAAGATGTAGAGCAGGTCGCGCAGGAGCTTAATCAGAAATTCTCTGAGTTTAAAGAGAAAAACGATAAACGCCTTGATGCGGTTGAGCAGGAAAAAGGCAAACTGGCTGGGGAAGTGGAGACGCTTAACGGCAAACTGACTGAACTGGATAATTTAAAAGCCAGCCTGGAAGAAGAAATTAAGTCACTGAAACGCCCAGGTGGTGGTACCAACACCAAAACAGCGACCGAGCACAAATCTGCCTTTATGCAGTTTGTTCGCAAGGGCAAAGAAGATGGACTGCGTGAGCTTGAACAAAAAGCGCTGAATACCAGCACTGATGCAGATGGTGGTTATGCGGTACCTGAAGAGCTGGATCGTACCTTGCTGGATATCCTGAAAGATGAAGTGATTATGCGTCAGGAATCCACCGTTATTACCGTGGGCACCAGTGACTATAAGAAACTAGTCAATTTGCACGGTGCAGGTTCCGGTTGGGTTGGTGAGCAAGCGGAGCGTCCGGCAACGGGCACACCGCGTTTAGAGCAAATCATTCCATTTATGGGCGAGATATACGGTAACCCGCAAGCCACTCAAACCATGTTGGATGATGCTTTCTTTAATGTTGAGACGTGGATTAATGACTCTTTGAGCATGGAATTCTCCGAACAGGAAGAAATTGCATTCACAAATGGTAGTGGCGTGCTGAAACCTAAAGGTTTTCTCGCTTATGCATCTACTGATGAAAAGGATAGCGTGCGGGCATTTGGCAAACTACAGCATCTTCTTTCTGGTGCGGTATCTGGGGTTACGGCTGATAGTATTATTCAGATGATTTACACCTTACGTAAAGTTCACCGTAAAGGTGCTAAGTTTATGATGAATAACAATTCATTGTTCAAAATCCGCATTTTGAAAGATGAGCGTGGTGATTACCTGTGGCGTCCAGGTTTAGAGCTTGATCAGCCGTCTATGTTGGCCGGTTATGGCATTGCTGAAAATGAGCAGATGCCGGATATCGTTGCAGATGCCAAAGCGATTGCATTCGGTAACTTCAAGCGCGGTTACACCATTGTTGACCGTATCGGTACCCGCATTCTTCGCGATCCTTACACTAACAAACCGTTTGTTGGTTTCTATACCACTAAGCGTACTGGTGGGATGCTGGCTGATTCTCAGGCTATCAAGCTGCTGAAAATCGGCGCTGCTGCATAACATTGCCAATTAATCCAATGGGGCCTGATGGCCCCTTTTTTTGAGGTGTCTATGCACAAACTGACTAAAAACCTTGATTGGTCCCCTGATGGTTGCCACGTTGAAACCCTGCCTGCGGGTGAATATGAAGAGTTGCCCGCCCGTGTTCTGGTCATTGCTTCACAGTTAAACATTCTGGAATTAGTTGACCTCCAACTGCCGGGTCAAAAAGCTGATGAGCAGCCAGAGCAGCCAGAGCAGCCAGAGCAGCCAGAGCAGCCAGAGCAGCTAACGGCTAAAAAGGGTAAGAAATAATACCTCTGAGGGCTAATCATGTTACTGAAAATCGAACAAATAAAAGCCCAGTGTAAAATTGATCCGGAGTTCAATCATGAGAATGAGTTACTAACACTTTATGCCGAAGCAGCAGAAAAGAAGGTAGCCAGCTACTTAAACCGGAATATTTATGAGACTGAGGTGCCAGAAACTGATCCCAAAGGTCTTGTTGTCAGCAGTGATATTAAGCTGGCTATGCTGGCTCTTATCACTCATTGGTATGAAAACCGCTCATCAGTCAGCGATTACGAACAATCAGAAGTCCCGATGAGTTTTTATTTTCTGGTTGGTTCCTACAGGTTTAGCCCATGACTCAACGCCGCTTCACTGAAATTAACGCCACTTATCGGCCACCGGCCCCCGGTGAACTAAACAACCGCGCCCAGTTCCGCACACGCGAAGATGTTCCCGGCAACGGGCATATGGGTGTTGATACCGTTTATCACAATACCTTTGATACCTGGGCGAAGCTGTCAGCTATTGGTGATTCTGTCCGTATCGGTTCGGTGCAGATTGATGTAGCCATTACGCACCGCATTGTTATCCGCTACCGAATGGGTATCACCACTGATGATGAAGTGGTGATTAATAAAATGGTTTATCGGGTTAAGGGCACCACGAACCTGAATGAAGCCAGTCGCTTTCTAGTTATCACTGCTGAAGAGCTGGGTACCGTGGAAGCTATCGGGGAGGGGCATTAATGGGAATGGAAAGTTCTACCAGCGGTTTATATCTGCATGTCGATTTTGATAAACCGAAAGAGCTGGAATTCAACCAAAAGAGGGTTCGTAACGCATTCGCCAAGGTGGGGCGGGGTGTGCAAGACGAAGCTCGGCGGCTAGTGGCGCGCCATGCCATATCAAAGGCGGGTGAAGCACCCGGCACTCGTACTGGCGGTCTGTCAAAATCTATCGGCTATAAAGTCCCCTCACCATCAGGCGGACGTCCCGGCTTTATGGTACGTATCGCGCCCAACCAAAAAGGGGGCAGGCGAGCAACCAGACTACCTTCTGGTGATGATTTCTACCCTGCGTTCCTGTTCTACGGGGTGAAACGCAAGGCCAGGCGAGGTAAGAGTCACCGAAAAGGTGCTTCAGGAGGGAGTGGCTGGAAAATTGCGCCCCGTAAAAACTTCATGACAGAGGCGCTGGCCAATCGGCGCTCATGGGCTGAGAAAGTACTGTTCAATGCACTAAAAAAATCAGTGGTGGTTAAATGAAATTATCACTTGTTATCGCCGCCTTGCGCCTGCGCTGCCCGACATTTGAGGGGCGAGTGTCTGGGTCGGCAGAATACGAGTTGCTCCTCGAAAATGGCAAGATGGCACCACCCAGTGCATGGATTATCCCGACTAATGACACTGCTGGCGAACAACGGTCAAAAACTGACTATTGGCAGACAATTACCGATGGATTTGCCGTGGTGGTAGTGGTGAATAACAGTGCAGATCAGCGGGGTCAAAAAGCAGCATTTGATGCCGTGCATGATTTGCGCGCTGAGTTATTTAAAGCGCTATTGGGGTGGCAACCAGAACCGTGCTATGACCCGATTCAGTATGATGGCGGTAACCTGCTGGACACCAACCGTGCTCACCTTTATTTCCAGTACGACTTCTCTGCCAAAATTGAGATATCCGAAGAAGATACCCGCCAATGGGACGACCTTCAGCAGCTTGCAGAGCTGGAGCGGATCATGGTTGATGTCGATTTTATGACCCCTGACGGCAGTATTGAGCACAAGTTAAACATCCCTCTTAACGACGAGTAACCCCTTATGCATGTGATCCCCAAAGATGGCCGGTCAGTTCCTGACCCGGTTAGAGGTGACTTTTTGCCCGCAGAGGGCCGAAACGTCGATGAAAATATTTACTGGCACCGTCGGTTAGCGTCAGGAGAAGTGACCGTCAAGGCCACAGAACTTGAAGAAACCGCACCACCGGCACCCCTCGTTCAACCTGAGCAGAAGGCCAAAAAACAATGATCAGCTTTAACAACATTCCTAATGATTTACGGGTGCCGTTGTTCTTTGCCGAAATGGACAATAGCGCGGCAAATACGGCACAAGACAGTGGGCCTTCGCTCATTATCGCCCACGCGCTGGCAACCAGTTCGATTGAAAAGAATACGCTCGTCATTATGCCGTCGGCAGATCGGGCGGGGCAGGTGGCCGGACGGGGTAGCCAGCTAGCCCGAATGGTGGCCGCATACCGTGCTGTCGATCCCTTTGGTGAGTTGTGGGTGGTTGCTGTCCCTGAAGTAGCGAGCACTCCAGCAACCGGCAAACTCACTGTCACCGGTACCGCGCAAGCCTCCGGCACATTGTCGATTTATATCGGCTCTATCCGAGTTCAAGTCGTGGTTACTGCGCTGGATACTCCGGCAATTATCGGTACCAGTATCGCTGCGGCGGTTAATGCTCTGCTTGATTTGCCGGTTACCGCAGTTGCGGCGGCGGGCGTCGTTACTCTTACAGCCAAAAACAGCGGCTTAACCGGCAATGGTTTGCCTGTCAGCCTGAACTATCGCGGTACTGTCGGCGGTGAGCAGAATCCATCCGGCGTGAATGTTGCGATTGTTCCAATGGCGGGTGGTGCTGGCGCTCCGGACCTGTCAGCGACTATTGCCACCTTAGGCGATGAATTGTTTGATTTTATCGCTTTCCCGTTCAATGACTCGGCATCACTGGCCACCATCGGCAAAGAGATGAACGACGATACCGGGCGCTGGAGCTGGTCACGGCAGTTATATGGCCATGTGTATACCGCGAAAGTTGGCGATTTGTCGGATCTGGTGGCTTTTGGTACCACGTTTAACGACCCACATCTGACCATTGCTGGCTATGAAACCGGCGTACAGATGGCAACGGATGAGCTGATTGCAGCACGAACCGCGCGTAATTCGGTGTTTATCCGCAATGATCCGGCACGACCTACGCAAACCGGCTTGCTGAATGGCGCATTACCAGCTCCAGTTGGTACGCGTTTCATTCTGTCAGAGCAGCAATCACTGTTAACCCATGGCATCGCCTCGGCTTACAGCGAGGGCGGGGTATTACGTATTCAGCGTGACATCACCACGTATCAGAAAAACACCTACGGCAACGCCGATAACAGTTTCCTTGATAGTGAGACGTTACATACCAGCGCCTATGTGTTGCGCCGGTTGAAGTCGGTTATCACTAGTAAGTACCAGCGCCATAAGCTTGCGAACGATGGTACCCGTTTCGGCGCAGGTCAGGCGATTGTCACACCCAAGGTGATCCGTGGGGAATTGCTTTCCATTTATCGCCAACTGGAACGCGCGGGCATTGTTGAGAACTTTAACCTGTTTAATCAATACCTTATTGTCGAACGCAATGCTGATAACCCTAACCGGCTTGATGTGCTGTTCCCACCTGATTATGTGAACCAACTGCGAGTGTTCGCGGTGCTTAATCAGTTCCGTCTGCAATATAGCGAAGAGGTTGTCTAAATGTCTCGAATTGGCGGTACGTGCTTTTTCAAAATTGATGGTCAGCAATTATCTCTGACCGGCGGCATTGAGGTGCCAATGAATACCGCAGTGAAAGACGATGTGATCGGGCTGGATGGTTCAGTGGATTACAAAGAGACTCACCGCGCCCCCTATACCAAAGGGACATTTAAAGTCCCCAAAGACTACCCGACCAGCAAGATCACTTCTGCTGACACCATGACCATCACCAGCGAATTGGCGAACGGTCAGGTGTATGTACTTTCAAACGCCTGGCTGCATGGCGAAGCGAACCATAATGCTGAGGAAGGCACGGTAGATATGGAATTCCACGGGCAAGAGGGCTTTTACCAATGAAACTGACATTAACAGCACCGATTACCGCGCATGGTGAAGAAATTACAGAGATTGAGATGAGAGATCCTACGGGTAAGGATGTTCGTGAAATCGGATATCCCTATCAACTTAATCCTGATGAGTCAGTGAAATTATTATCTGCTGCAGTATGCAAATACATCACTCGACTTGGCAATATTCCACCCAGTGCAGTGGATTCAATGTCTCCGGCCGATTTAAATCTTGCAGGCTGGGCGGTGGCCCGTTTTTTCCTCGGCAGTTAACGCCAGATGATCTTGTTGCCCGCTATTTTAATTGCGCCAAATACTGGGGCATTAATCCAATAGAAATGCTTGATCAGTCATTTTCTTCCCTCGATTTATTGGAGAAACAGGCTATCCGCATAGAGCAGGAGATAAAAAATAATGGCGGATAGTTTCCAGCTAAAAGCACTCATAACAGGTGTTGATAAACTGTCTCCGGCTTTAGGCCGGATTCAGAAAAACATGCGTTCATTTCGTCGGAACCTTGATAAAAGCTCAGCGGGCGCAATGCCATTAGCTGCAGGATTAGTTGCTGGTTTGGCGGGGGCTGGTATTGCCTTTGCAAAGCAGGAGGATGCAGCAATAGGCTTAAAAGTTGCCATGATGGGCGCTGGTGGATCTGTCGGTATCGAGTTCGAGAAGATCAACAAACTGGCTGTCGGGTTAGGTAATAAATTGCCAGGCACTACTGCTGATTTCCAAAACATGATGCAGATGCTGGTCAGGCAAGGTATCCCCGCCACTAATATTTTAAGTGGTGTGGGCGAAGCCTCCGCTTATCTGGCCGTACAGTTGAAGAAAACCCCTGAAGCCGCCGCAGAGTTTGCCGCAAAAATGCAGGATGCTACAGGGACCGCTTCTAATGACATGATGGGGCTGTTTGATACCATTCAAAAAGCCTTTTATATGGGGGTGGATGACACCAACATGCTGGCTTTCTTCGGTAAGACTAGCTCTGTCTTGAAGATGGTCAATAAGGATGGACTCACTGCCGCCAAAGCATTAGCCCCGATCTCGGTCATGATGGATCAGATGGGGATGAAGGGCGAAGCATCAGGTAACGCATTACGTAAGGTGTTTCAGGCAGGCTTTGACGGTAAGAAGATGAATGCTGCCAATAAGTTACTGGGTAAAAAAGGTATTAAGCTCGATTTTACCGACGGTAAGGGTGAGTTTGGTGGTCTGGATAATATGTTTAATCAACTCCAGAAATTACAATCACTGACCACCAAGCAAAAAACCACCATTATCAAACAGATATTTGGTGATGATGCAGAAACACTACAAGTGGTAGATGCCCTTATTACCAAAGGTAAAACTGGCTACGACGAAGTATTGCAGCGGATGAATAAGCAGGCGACGCTGCAGCAACGTGTTGATGCTCAACTTGGTACACTCACTAACTTATGGGAGGCCATGACGGGTACCGCAGTGAACGGGCTGGCGGCGATAGGTGGGGCATTCGCGGGTGATGCAAAACATGTGGTGACCTGGCTGGGGGATTTAGCCGAGCGGTTCAGTGACTTTGCAGCGACTAACCCTGAGGTTATCCGTGGAGCCATTGGCCTTGCTGCTGGGTTTGTTGTCCTGAAGTTGAGTATGCTGGGTGTGAATATTGCTCTTGGGCTGATAAGTAAAACTATCGGTATGAGTCCCATTGGTATGATTATTCGTATTGTAGCGATGGGCGCAGGGTTAATACTGGCTAACTGGGGAACTCTAGGGCCGTGGTTTAAGGATATGTGGGATTCAATTACTGGCTGGTTCAGTACTGCTTGGGAATTTATCAAGGAGTGCAGTGCAACAGGCTGGCAGTTTGTCAAAGACCTATTTTTCAACTACCACCCACTAGGCATTATTATTGAGAATTGGGAGCCGATAGTTGGCTGGTTTAAAGATATGTGGGAGCGCGTCAGCGTTTATATTGAGCCAATCCTCAATGCGATGAATAAAGTGAAAGGGTGGGCTAATGATGGTTGGGATTATGTTTTCGGTGACGATAATAGCGGACAACCCGCTACGCAGGGATTATCACCGCAATCCAATAATTACCTACTATCTAGCCAAAGCCAGCAGAAAGTTAACGGCGAAATGACGGTTAAGTTTGAAAACGCCCCGCCGGGCATGAATGTGGTAAGCACCCAAAGTGATCAGCCTGGTTTTGGGATGGGTTATGATGTTGGTTACAGTCGGTATGCCTATCCAAAATAAAGGAGTGATCGTGAGACTCATTGTATTAGTCATTTCATTATTGAGTGCGAATATTACCTATGCAGCTTGCACTTCACCGGTTACAGAACGGGGATTACTCCATTCTATTGGGGTGGCACCGGTAACTAATAACATTAGCAAAGAGCAGGGAGCCGTTAAACATACCTATCATTTTAGAAAAGCCAGTACTCCTGAAGATGATTTTGCTGATGACAACGCTGCTTGGGAGCCTGACTTTAATATTGAAGTCATTAACCCAGCCTGTATAAGCAAAGTGAATGTTGTGTTTTATGTGGATGATGCTCAAGCAAAAATAAGTAGCAGTAATATTAAATTTGCCGGTAATGCTTATAACTATCTGACGGGGGCGGACGTGGCGATATTCCACAATCAGTTGAATAAGCTAAAAGAGGTTCAATGGTTCAAGCCATCCACGGATCGGGTTGATATGTACTTCTGGCGAAATGAAGGGAAGCCAGAACTTTATACCATTGGCTTCACGTTTAAAGGGGTTTAAATCCCGATAGAAATTAAAGTTCTTTCTGACCCACTTCGGTGGGTTTTTTTTCGCCCGGAGAATGTATGAGCTGGAAAGATAAGCTATTACCGGCCTCGTTTCGTGGTGTGCCATTTAAAACGCAGGATGATGAGGCCACT